AGTCAGCCCGGAGGCAAACGCGCTGATCGATTTGGATGAGGCCAAGGACTGGCTGAAGCTCACCGGGACCGATGATGATGATTTTCTGCAAAGGGCGATAAACGACTGGTCGGATACGATAGAGACTCGGCTGAACCGTAAGCTCTTCTCGGCAACATTCGAGGACGAACGCCACGACGGATCCAAGCGCGCCATCATTCTCAAAAACACCCCGGTAACGGAGATATCCTCGCTCACCATCGACCTCTGTGAATTGAGTTCACTGGATTACACCTTTGACAGTAAGAGCGGAATAATACGGATGTGGGACGGCAAACCCTTCATGGGCGGGCCGGGAAGCGTGCTCGTGTCCTATACGGGCGGATTTGTTGTCGTGCCTGGAGACATGAAGGTCAAGGTAAATCAGATCGTGGCGCTGGAATACTACCTCTCCGGTCACGGCCGTAAGGCGCTGGCGAAGCGCGGCGAGAGCGCACAGGGCGGGAATGTGACCTACGAGAGATCCCCGCAGGATCAGGAGCGAATCATCGAGGGATTGGTGAGACGGTACGGGAGAAGGTAAATGCCGGATATTGATATAAAGTTTGACGGACTGGATGAAGCCAAAGAGGGCATGAAGCGGATTGCGGACGCCATGCCGGGAAGCGTATATGCCGGAGTTGTGGATGCCTGCAAGCTGATTCAGAAGCAGGCACAGACGGTGCACCTGGCTGGGGTGACGCTGACGCCGAGGTCACATTTTTTACAGGGTTCAGTGAAAATGGATGTCGTTACGAATGGCAAACAAGTAGTGGGAAGGGTCGGCAGCCGGATGGCTTATGCCGCGATACACGAGTTCGGGTCGGGCGGATTACCGGGAGGAGTTATAACAATCAGGCCGAATAAGGCCAAATATTTACACTTCTTTATCGGTGGCAAAGAAGTATTCACAAAACTAGCCAGAGTTCCTATACCCAGGCGGGAATGGCTTTTAAAATCATTTCAGGATGTGCTTCCGCAGATCGAGGAAATATTCGGCAGAAAAATAGAGTTGACGCTGAACAGTTATTCAACCGGGTACTTCAATGGCTGAGCGGACGGAAAGCAAGCGAGAACTGATTCTTCAGAACCTTGAGACTACCCTGGGAGCGATAGACGGAGACGATCCGTTCTGGACGGAAGTAAAGAGCGTGAAGCGGGTTCCGTTCGTGCCGATGGAGTTCGAGGGCGAGGATAAGCCGGGGCTTCTGATCGTGGCCACCGGCGAACCTGAAACCATTGAAAATCAATTTAATTATCATGACAAGCGGGATTTGAAGATTGGGATCGTCGGGGTGCTGGACCGTCCCAGGGGCGACCAGGGAACGGCGATAAACAGGTTCATGAAAGACGTGAGCATCGCGGTCATGGCCGATGTGACGCGGGGCGGGCTGGCCTCGATGACATTCAAGACGCGGCAATTGGACGCTTCCAATCTGTTCGGCGATCTGGCGATGTTCGAAATCGAGTTGAGCATCAGGTATCACTGCGACGGGAGGGAAGAATGAGAATACAGTATACGGGTGAAGCCAGAGTCCGGGTCGATGGAGTAGGGTATTTCGAGCCGGGAGAAGAGCGGGAAGTTGATGATGAAATAGCGCGGGCTTTGACCGGAGAGGAATTCAAGCCTGTCCAGAGCGCCGTCAGTACAGAGTATACGGGACCTGTGGGATCCCCGAAAAAAGGGCGGCGGAAAAAGAAAAACTTAGGCACTTAGGCACTCAAGCACTCAGGAGGTTATAATGAGCCAAGAATACGCATACGGGCGCACGGAGCAGGTCTTCGTGAAGAAGGAAACCTACTACGGCGTGCTGGTATACCCTGCGGGAACGGACGCGATCAGCGTCCTCAAATGCGACATGGGAATGAAACAGGAACGCAAGGACATCCGTGAGAAGGGTGCGAGCCGTAGCCTGATCACCCGGGTTACGGGGCGGAAAACGGCGGACTGGAGCATCGAGAAGTATCTTCGGCCTTCGGGAGTCGCGGGCACAAAGCCGGACGATACCGATCTCTGGGAGGCGCTATTCGGGAGCGTGACCACGCCGAATAACACGGTTCTTTATGCGCTTCTGGCCGAGCCTGCGGTGGTGGGTCTCTCCATCTTCCGCAATGTCGGGCCGCACCAGGAGGCGATCTGCGGCGCCATTCCATCCAAGTGGGGATTGAAGTTCGGCGGCGGCGATGAGCCGAAAGTGACATTCTCCGGCCAGGCGAAGGATCATTACCTCAGCGGGAGCGATGCGCTCACGGCTGAAGTGACCAGCTCGGTCTATATCTATGTGGCCGATGCGCGCCGGTTCGCTGTGGGCATGAAGGTGAAGGTGGGGACGGAGACAAATACCACCGGATTCCTCATCGATGCCATTGATTACGCAACAAACAAGATCACACTCCATACGGCTGTGACCCATCAGGTCGCGGCTGCGGCGGTGATACCTTCCCCCCTGACGGCGACCACTGCGGGGATAGTGATCCCGGTAATTGTGGGAACGGTCAAGTTCGGAAATACCACGATCCTTATCACCGGCTGCTCGTTCGATGTGGACCAGAAGGTCAAGTTGCGGAATGACGAGTTCGGCTCGAGCTCTGCAAGCGGTTATCGTCATCCGGACTTCCGCGATGTCTCCTGTTCGCTCGACCTGAATTTCACTTCGGGCGCGGCGGCCTGGCTGAACGACGCCAAACGATTCACCCCGCAGGATATCGAGGTGATATTGGGAGACACGGCTGGGAGCAAGGTGCAGATAGACGCCTCGCAGGTGGAATTTGACATACCGAAACCATCAGTCCCGGACACGGACGAGACCAAGATAACGCTTTCCGGGAAATGCCTGGCGACAAGCGCGGGAGAGAATGAGCTGACGGTGACTTTTTTATAAAAGGCAATTAGGAGAATAATATGAGCGAAATATATGCATACGGGCGGGAGGAGGTTGTCTATGTCGCCAGGGAGAGCGCCAGCGCCTTCGGTTCGCTCGTGTATCCTGCCGGGGCGGACGCGATCAATGTCCTCAAAGCCGATTTCGGTTTCAAGCAGGAGCGCGGGGACATTCGCCCAAAGGGTGCCACGCGAAGCCTGATCGACCGGGTTACCAGGCGAAAGACCGCCGACTGGTCAATCGAGAAATACCTATTGCCAAGCGGGGATATCGGCGGCGATGTGCCTCCGGATGATTACAGTCTATGGGAAGCGGCATTCGGCGCGGTGGACCAGACCGGCATGATATTTTCCCTGGCGGCTGAACCGGCGCTGAGCCTCACCCTCATGCGGAAGTACGGCCCGCACCTGGAGATCATATACGGCGCGGTGCCCTCCAAGTGGGGGCTGAAGTTCGGCGGCGGCGACGATCCGAAAGTGACCTTCTCCGGGCAGGCGGCGGATCAATGGTTCGGCGGCGCGAATGATCTGGATACGCTCGCAGAAGCGGCCACAGCCACCGATGAGATTGTGGTGCATGATGCGAGCCTGTTCGCGCTCGGTATGAAGATAGTGGTCGGGGATGAAGACAACGGCGGCGACGGCTTTGTGATCACAGACATCGACCTGCTCACGAACACGCTCACTCTGGACGATCCGGTCACCAGTCAGGATGAGGACGCGGCGGTAATCCCCCTGGCGCTCACACCGGAGACTGCGGGGAATGTGATCCCGGTGGTGATCGGCACGGTCAAGTTCAACGGCGATCCGGTCTACATCACAGGCGCAAGCTTCGACCTCGACCAGAAGGTCAAGATGCGTAACGATGAATACGGTACCGACAAGGCGCGGGGCTTCAGGCATCCGGATTTCCGGGATGTCTCCTGCTCGCTGGACCTTTGGTTCGAGAAGGGCGCGGCGGCCTGGCTGAATGACGCCAAACGGTTCACCGCACAGGACATCGAGGTGGTGCTTGGAAATGCGGCCGGGAGCATGATGCAAATCGACTGCAACCAGGTAGAGTTTACCATACCAAAACCAGAATATCCCGACACGGATGAGGGCAAGATCGCGCTGGCCGGGAAGTGCCTTGGGGATGACGGCGAGGACGAGATAAGTGTAACGTTTATGTAAACCAAAAGCACCTCACCCGCCCTTCGGGCACCCTCTCCTAATTAGGAGAGGGACAGTGTGAGGTAAAGAAAGGATTGACTGATGGGAAAGGATTATGCGGCAGTAGAAGGATGGATCATTTTCATCCCCGAATTCGATGATAACCGGGACGACCCGGACCCGATCACTGCGGAGATCAAGCCGATGACCGTCCGCGAAGCTCAGCGGCGGGGCGGCAATGTGACCGCGAAAAATACCAGGGACGGAATTCGTACGAACGCCGTGGATATCCGTCAACAGACCTTCTGCGGCCATGTGCGGAACATCTGTCACCTGCGGGTCGGCGGTAAGGATATAACCACACCGGAAGAGCTTCTCGACACCGGGCTGAATGCCCTGGTGGATGAGCTGGACGCCGCCATCACGGACGCGAGCAGACTCAGCGAGGGCGACCTAAAAAACTGCAAAGTGCAGTCCGATGGCTTAGTCGGGAGAACCGCTGGGACTGCGGGAATTGTAGTGAAGAACAGCAAAGGATAAGAAACTGTGGCGGTGAATACCGCAGTGACGGGCTTCCGGTGATGAATCTCGGCGACATCATACTGAAGGAATGCCCGGAGAGCTTTATCAGCGATTTTTCGAAGCAGATGATCACTCTCTTTCATATGTGTTTTTCGATCCTTCCCACCCAGGGGGGTCTTGCTTTCATAGGCGGCCCCCTCCCCTCACCCGGTGGAGTATGGGATCAGGAAAATAAGGTGATGGAGGCGTTCGGGGTAATAAAGAGCGAAATACAAAGCATGAAACCGAAAGATTAATCCCCCCTGCCCCCCTTATTAAGGGGGGACATGAGGAAATGATGGCGAAAGATTACGAAGTCAATGTAACAATAAACGGCAAGGATAATACGGCCGGGAAGTTCACCGACACAGATAATATGCTCTCAAGATGGATTGAGAATGCGGCGAAAGCGGCCTTGGGCTTTATAAGCATTCAGACAGCGATGAAATATCTGACTGTTGCCATTGATTTCGAACACGAGATGAGCGCGGTGCAGTCGGTAGCGATGGCTACAACTGCTCAATTAGAAGCCATGAGGTCCAAAGCCATACAATTGGGGGCGGATACATCTTTTACCGCTTCACAGGCAGCGCAGGGCATGGAAGAGTTGGCCAAGGCCGGTCTCGCGCCCAAGGATGTGCTTGAAGCCATAGGCCCGATGCTCAATCTGGCGGCGGCGGGCGCTCTATCGGTCGCCGATGCAGCGCGGATCACAGCGACTCAGTTGAACGCATTCGGGCTTGAAGCTTCCGCCACAAGCCATATAGCCGATGTCCTGGCAAAGGCCGCAGCCATGAGCGCCACTGATGTTGCGGGGATCGGCGAGGCATCAAAATACGCGGCCGGTTATTGTTCAATGGCCGGTTTATCGTTCGAGGACATGGCGGCGGCGATAGCGCTCATGTCGAATCGCGGCATCGATGCGAGTATGGCCGGAACATCTCTCCGCAACATGATCACCAGCCTTCTCAACCCCACCGATGAAGCCAAGAAAGTTATGGATGCTCTTGGAATCAAGATATTCGATGCCACGGGAAACATGATTCCCTTTACCGAAATTCTGCGCCAGTTCGAGCCAGTAGTAAATGCGGGCGCATCTGGCATTCAGGCGGTAAATACTGTCTTCGGAGAGCGCGGCGGGCCGGGGATGATCGCGCTTGTGAAGGCCGGAGCGGACAACTTCGATGCGTTCAAAACCGCGCTGGAGAACTCGGGCGGCGCGGCGAATGA